CACGCGCACCAGAAAGACGAATCTTTTATATTGACGTAGGTAATTTACCAAAAATTAAAGCAGAGCAATATCTACGTGATGTTATGATGCGCTATCGTAACAAACTAGTTTACGATGCAAATACTGGTGAAATTCGTGATGATAAAAAATACATGGCAATGCTTGAGGACTTTTGGCTTCCTCGTCGTGAGGGTGGTCGAGGAACGGAAATTTCTACTCTTCCTGGCGGTCAGAATCTAGGAGAAATTACAGACATTAACTATTTTCAAGAAAAACTCTATCGTTCCTTAAATGTTCCCGTATCTAGAATTGGTGGAGAGGGGGGATTTAACTTAGGTCGTTCATCTGAAATTCTTCGGGATGAACTTAAATTCAGCAAATTTGTTGGACGCTTAAGAAAAAGATTCTCAAATATGTTTAATGATATGCTAAAAACACAACTCATTCTCAAAAATATCATTACTCCGGAGGATTGGGAGATCATGAGTGAGCACATTCAATATGATTTCTTATATGATAATCACTTTGCTGAACTAAAGGAAGCAGAACTATTAAATGAAAGAATCACGATGGTTGGAGCAGCAGAACCATATGTTGGAAAATACTTCTCTCAAGATTATGTAAGAAGACAGATTCTTCGCCAAACTGATGAAGAAATCTTGGAACAAGATAGTTTAATTCAAAAAGAAATTCAAAGTGGGATTATTCCTGATCCAAATGCTCCAATTGAACCAGAAGCACCAGTTGATAATAGTGGAGCAGCACAGATGGATCTTGGAGCTCCAGTCATGGAGCCCAATCTAGATGCTCAAGGTGCAGCGACTGAAGCACCAGAATTACCTAAGGGTGGTGAAATATAAATATTAACAGTCATTTATTGATGAATTAAAATGGAAGAACTTTTAGATATGATTGTCACTGACGAATCTCCATCGCAGATTAGTGACAAAATTAAAGAACTACTTTTCGCAAAATCATCCGAAAAAATTGATGCTTTTCGTCCTGTTGTAGCATCAGACGTTTTTGATGGCGAAGAAGTAGAGAATGAAGAAGAATAAATTTAATAAATAACTAAAAGTGTATTATTAAAAATAATGACCCATAGACCAGTTGGGGCTGGATCCTCATTTACCTTTTCTGCAGGAACTGCTACTACATCATCTGCTTTTTCAGTTCAATCTGATACTATAAGAGTTGTTGCTGCTAGCGGCGCTGCACACATCGCAGTTGGTTCAACTCCAGCAGCGACTACAACAGATTATTTTATCCCCTCTGGAGGAACAGCAACTCTTGCCTTGACTAAAGCATCAAATAGAGTTGTAGGAGTTACAACTGGAACAACAACAGTTATTACTGTACCTGAAGGGACTCAAGTTCCATTTGGTGTTGACGATTTTGTTACACTTGTTGTACCAGGTCAATCTTTTTATGACTTTACTCACCAAAAGGTTGTTTCGGTGAACACCACTGCTGGTATAAGCGGATTTTTTCAATCAAGAATGACAGTTTCTTATGATAGTTCAGGAATCGTAACTGCATTTTCACCTACATCTACTGCGACGATCACAGCATCGAATAAGGTTTCTGCCATTGGTGCTGCAGGCGGATCTGGTGTTATACATTTCCAACAAATTCAAATTACCGGTCAGGCATAAATGAAACTCATTACCGAAGAAATTGAATCAGTAGAAGTTATTACCGAAAATGTTAACGGTAAAAAAACTTTGTATATTCAAGGTCCCTTCTTACAAACTGAACAACCTAATCGCAATAACAGGATATATCGTATGCCTGTTATGGAGAGGGAAGTAAAAAGATACACTGAGCAGTATGTCAATAAAGGTCGTGCTCTCGGTGAACTTGGTCATCCAGATGGTCCAACAGTAAATCTTGATCGTGTATCACATAAAATTGTTTCTCTTCAAAAAGAAGGAAATAATTTTATTGGAAAAGCACAAATCTTATCCACTCCAATGGGCAAGATTGCTGAGTCACTTTTAAAAGAAGGAGTAACTCTAGGTGTATCATCAAGAGGTATTGGATCAGTAAGACCAACCAAAGAAGGATATAATGAAGTCGGTGAAGATTTTATGTTAGCAACCGCTGCCGATATTGTCGCTGATCCATCTGCACCTGATGCATTTGTTCAGGGAATTATGGAAGGTAAAGAGTGGGTTTGGGAAGGTGGAATGCTTCGTGAAAAAGCAGCAGAAAATACCAAACGTAGAATTAACACTTTAGTTAATCAAGGTGCTTTAGAAGAGCATAAACTTAATTTACTCAATGACTTCTTAAATAACCTTTAATTTATTAAATATCTTAATTTATAAATAAATATAGATTTACTACAGGAAAATCGGAGAGTTCAAATGTCTCGTGGCAAACAATTACAAGAGATGGAAGCAGGCACTAAGCAATCCAGGACCGCTGTAAATGCTAGCGCAAAAGCAGCAGATCCAATGGACACCTCAGTTGCTGGATCATATGAAGATCTTGGCGGTCCTACACCAGAAAACTATAAACCAGATGATGATTCAGCAAAACTGAAAACACCTGGTACAACCCTTAAGCAAGTTAAGGATGTTGTAAACAAGGGTGCGGCGGCTGCTGATGCAATGAAGGAAGAAGAAGAACTCGACGATGAGGAACTTATCTCTGAAGAAGAAGATGAAGAGGAGGAAGTAGAAGAGACTGAAGAAGTCGAAGAAGATGAAGAAGAGGACGAAGAGGAAGAAGAAGTTGTAGAAGAAGAGTTTGATATTGAAGAAGATGTTAATGCTCTCCTTGAGGGTGAAGATCTTTCTGAAGAGTTTCAAGAAAAAGCAAAAGTTATTTTTGAGACAGCAATCAGATCGAAGGTTGCTCAAATTAAAGAAGGTCTAGAGCAGCAATATGCACAAGCTCTTCTAGAAGAGGTAGAGGAAATTAAAGAAGCACTTGCTTCTCGTGTTGACTCTTACCTTGAATATGTTGCTGACGAGTGGTTCACTGAGAATACACTCGCAATTGAAGGCGGTCTGAAGGAAGAGTTAACTCAATCCTTCATGGCTGGCATGAAGGAACTTTTTGAAGCACATTATGTATCAATCCCTGAAGATAAATACGATGTCCTTGAGAGTATGGTAGAAAAACTTGATGATATGGAAACAAAACTCAACGAGCAAATTGAGAAAAATGTTTCACTCAACAAGCGTCTCGCAGAGTCGGTTGCTGATGGAATCTTAGATCAGGTTTCTGAGGGTCTAGCTGCCACTCAGAAAGACAAGCTCGCTTCACTTGCCGAAAGTGTTGAGTTTGAAAGTGAGGAAGAATATCGTGAAAAACTGGAGACTTTAAGAGAAGCATACTTCCCTTCAAAGACAAGCACTCCAAGAGCTAAATCAGAGTCTCTCTCAGAGCAAGTAGACAGTTCACCAGAAGAAATTTCTGGTTCAATGGCTACTTATCTAAACACTCTTTCAAAATTTAGCAAATAATTGAATTTAATATAATTCAAACGCAAACAGTCACACTACAAAGGTAAACGCAAATGTTCCAAAACGAGCATCTGCAGGAAAAGTGGGCACCTCTCCTCAACTATGAGGGTCTTGACTCAATCAAAGATTCACATCGTAGAGCGGTAACCGCAGTCCTGCTAGAAAACCAAGAAAAATTTTTAAGAGAAGAAAACGCCTTCGCAACATCAGGTTCATTCCTGACAGAAGCACCAAATATGAACACCAACTCAGGTGCTAATGCTGGTTTCAGTGGTGGTGCCACTGCTACCGGTCCTGTTGCTGGTTTTGACCCCGTTCTGATTTCACTAATCAGACGCTCAATGCCTAATCTGGTTGCCTATGACCTCGCTGGCGTTCAACCAATGACAGGTCCTACTGGACTTATCTTTGCAATGCGTTCACGCTACACCAACCAAAGCGGAACCGAGGCATTTTACAACGAAGTTGATACTGCATTCTCGGGTCAAGATGCTGGATTTGATGAGACCGATGGTTTCACTGGTGCTGCAACTGGTC